CTATTTCAGGAACAGGAAGTCCAGTAAAGATACAAACTCCCAGAAGTCCTCCAATGTTCAAAGGAGAAAACTCATTGTTTTTATAAAGACCATAGTTATAACCACTTTTAAATCCCTTAGAAATATCTTTAAGGTAATGATACTTCAGTAGCACTTCCTCTGCCTGTTTCTTGGAAATCTTCTGAATACAAAAATCAGATTTCATAAAAAAAGAGGGGAGGTCTTTCAACTTCCCCTCATCATAGCACAGATACCTTATTCTGCCAACTTTGCGAAATATGACAGAGTGTCGTCATCGTCTTCATCATAGGAAGAAGACTTAGAAGAACTCAGACTACTCAGTTCGGTACGAAGATCTTCATCAAGGTCACGAACTGGACCACGAGAAGTCTCTTCCTCATCGGCAACCTCAGGGTCTTGACGACGGGCAACTTTGTTACCCAGAACATAATCAAGACGCTTTTTCAGTTCATCATAAGACTTGAACTGATCGGCAGCAACGAGTTCTGCAAGAGAATACTGCTTCTTCCAGATTGCTTCCATAGCATCATCATCGTCCAGCATAGCACCTTGTGCGGCAAACTCACTGGAATCATAGTTGCGATAACCAGCAACATTCTTTGCCTTCAGTTTGAAGTTAGCACCCTGCCAGAAGTCAAACGGATCGATAGGAGTCTCATCCTCAAACTCGGGTTGCATTGCGGCAGTGATCTTATCAAAGATTTTCTTGCCGAACTTATAGAGGAAGACTTTACCGTCGTTGGAAGGATTAGCAGGATCTTTGACAACATAGATGTTGGCAACATATGTCAGCTTGCGCTTCTGCTTACGAGCAATTTCTTTACCAGCATCAGTACCATTGTTCCACAGTTCGGAGTTCAGTTCCGACACAGGATCCTTTTGGTTCATTGTGGTGAGAGAATTCTCAATGTACCAACCACCAGAACCTTGGAAGGCGTGGGAGTACAGTTTCACAAACGGCAGATCTTCGCCGTTAGGAGCAGGTAGGAAACGAATGACGGCATAACCATTGCCGCTTTTATCGCATTCAAGTTTCCATACACGTTCATCACCAGATGAAGTGTTATTATTCATTTTTTCTACTTCTTTAACCAGTTTAGCAGTCAGGGAGCCCAGTTTGGACTGCTTCTTAAGATCAGAGAAAGACATTGGATACCTCGGATAGTTTTGGATTTTGGGGGATTACTTGGATAGTATAGCAAAGATGGTCTCACTTGTCAAGGAATTGCTTGAGAGACTCAATTGTTTTAGTCATACTGTTGAATAACAGATTCATATCTGTGTCAGGGGGAAATCCCATAATTGCCACAGATTTTTTCAAATTCTCTTTCATCTCAACCGCTTGCGGATCATCAGAAAGAGAAAGTCTTGCGTACATAATGCGTTGCTTTTCTAATAGCAACGTCATCTTTTCAATATGTTCCAGTTTATCTTCGCGGGTCATGGAACCAAAAGAAAGAATGCTTCCATAAATGAACTTTTGAAGTTCATTGATTTCTTCAAGTTCTTCCTGAATTAATTCAGAATCAAAGAATTTACTCATTGACTATTTCCCGTAAAAGTTTCTTGTATTGGAACACGTTGATATTTAGAAAAGGCTTGTATTTCCGAATTTTTAAACTTACGGTCTCCCACACTGGATCTATAAGTTTCTTATCAAAGACATTCCCGAACTGAAATAGTATATCATAAATTACTAAGACTTCAGGTGAAATCTTCCCACCCAGGAATTTTTTTAGAACTGGTGGATGACCTTTCGAACAGTTGAAGGCATCTTCTAATTTGATTTCCGAGAGTAATTCTTCCGATTGTTCTTTGAACAAGTAGGTCAAACTCTGCTGTCGTTTCATCCACTCTCGGTATGTTTCTTCTCCAAAATTTATGATTTCTCCAATCCATATATTTTGTGGGTTATCTGTAGCAACAAAGTTTGATACAAGAAAATCTACTATTTCCTTGTCAGAATATTTCCTTGAAGATTTCTCAAAAAAATATTTATCTTTGCGTTTGTTAAAGGAAGTTAGAGTTGCTCTTGTTTTTTTATATTTAAAGTAATCATATTTGGGATTAGAAAAGTGATTCTTAATACCCAAATATGCCTGATAAGTTTCGAATGGTGACATAATTAAAAAATAAATTTACTTTCCTCCGTAATCCTTATATCTTGCTCTTTCTGGATTACTCCACTTTTTGGCAACAAAATCTTTACCAACTCCAGTTCCTTCTGCACCTTTTAATTTGGAAAGAACTCGTGCTTTTGGTACTATTGGAGTTGGGGTTGAAGATGCTGAACCAGATTTACCAGAACCTCCCTGCTCCCTAGCAATACGAGTGAGTGTTGATACATAATTTGGATCAGTAGCATAAACACCGTGACTTTTTTGATTTGTTCCAGGAATTCTAGCTCCTGGTGGCAATTGTAAATTTCTTGCCGCACTTTCTAAATCTTTGGCATCACCATACTTATATGACCATTTTTTAACTCTATTTTTTGTAGAATCTTCTTCACTATCAAAATCTTGGAATTCTGCATCAATATTGACATCTCTGCCATTAACAACTTCTCTTGTTCTTCGAGTGGTTCCTTTTCCTTTTTGTCCGAATACATTATTTTTTCCACTTTGAGATGTCCCATATCCACTTTCTATTGCTGCTTGAGCAGCAGTTAATTCTGGGAATTTATCCCCAGCCGCAGATGCTTGCCTTTTAATTCTATCAAAAAATGCCTTATCACTCTCCGCAGTTCTTGCTTCATTAATGAATTGAATAAAAGTTTTCATATACAATACTTTTTGAGTATTTATATTAAAGAGGCAATTTTGCACGTGACGTTTTTTTCATAAAGTTTAGATTGATAGCATCATACTTCAATCGTTCTTTGAGGGGCTTAGATACAAGTTTCGTAATTGAATCTACCTCAATCTTATTAATCTCACAATAATGGCAAATAGCATCAATGTAATTCATACCTTCCTCCGCAACAATCTTCTCTATTTCTAGGGAAAACTTGGAGGGAGTCAGAAACTTATCCTCTATTGCCTGTTCTAGTTCCTTATTAGGTTCCATACTGCTCAAGTTTATCTCCAACAAATTTTCTAATATATTGGACGAGCAATTTAAGGTACTTTGCTTTGTCGTATTCTTCATAAACTACACATTCTCCGTCTTCACAGGACATAATGATAACAAATTTTTTGACTGATACACCAGTCAGTTCGTAGTACATTGCAGCATAAGCACAGCACTGTACAAAATAATGGTCAATCCAATCTCTTGGTTTGGGTTTCTTAGAAGTTTTAAAGTCGATGATTGCTAGTTCGCCATTATACTCGGCAATGCAATCAACGGTTCCTGCAATACCTAATTGCTTACTATATAGGGACCCTTCAAGTGAGTGAATATTATCAATATTTTTAAGAGAACTCTTAGAAATATTAAACAAAAACTCTGAGATTGGGAGAATATCAGTAGGAAGATCTTGATTTTTCAGAAAATACTCTGTAAGAGTATGAGTATCCGTACCACGACTTGTTGCAAGTTTAGTGATACGGTCTGCTTCTACATCTCCAACTCTCTTGCGCCACTTCACAAAGATTTCCTTGTTGAAATGACTTGTGATAGAAGTGATTGAAACTAGTTTGAGTAGTTCTTCATCATCAGGCACTTTATAATATCGAATACCATCGATAGTCTCCCGATCAAGTTTCGGGAGCGTCACATCAACATGATTGAACATTAAAACCTCACTCTTCCTTTATTATAACACATTTTATATTACACCTCAACTCCAGTTTCAGATTTAGCAATAAGATATTCTTTAACAAGACCTGATCTGCATATATCTTCAATACCAAATTCAATAATATCAACTGAAGGCATCGCTCTCAAAATTCTCATAAAATCAACAATTCCATTGCGGTCATTAGTCTTCTGTAGGTCTGACTGAGTAGCATCTCCGCAAAACATAATCTTAGAGTTTTCGCCAACACGAGTAATGATTGAATCAAGTTCGTGCCCTGAAAGATTTTGGAATTCATCTACAATCACAATTGAATTATCAAGCGTGGTTCCTCTTAAGAATGAGGTGCTCCAGAACTTAATGGTTTCTTGTGCTTTAAGATTACCATAGAGCATCTCAAACTCTGCATCAGAAGGCATCTGGAACATATACTTCACCATATTCTTATAAGGAATCTGGTAGATGTCTGACTTATCCTCATAGGAACCAGGAAGGAAACCAATCTCCCTTGTAGCAACTAA